CAACCAAAACAAGATCTAAAAGAATGGGTATTATCATTTTATGGTTTGTCCTAATTGTGTTAGTCCATATAAATGTAATGGCCCCCATGTTTTTGCTTTGAGCGACAAAGTTTACAAATGTGAATACGGATATTTTATTTTAAAAGACGAATGGGTTTTTGTGCCAATAGAAACTGAGTTCTCTTCTGATACTTTATTTACTATTACTAATACTTTGAGAAATTTAAAGGAAAAAATAAAATGATTAAATATTACATATTATCGCTTCTTAGGGCAGATCGAAAACATATTGTAGAAAACAACATACAAAAATTTCCATGTTTTGAAGTAATCAAATCTATTAACGGATACGATGTTGATGAAACATTGAGGGCTTTCAAGGCTAGTGGTCTTGTATATCATAGACTACATTATCCGACATATGGTACTCTAGCTAACTTTCTAACAAAATATAATGCCATTAAACATCAAATAGAAAACAATATTCCATTTATGTGCTTCATAGAGGACGATCTTGAATTACATGATGAGTTTGTTTCACATATAGAGGATTGTATTTCTCTTTTTACACCAGATATAGACGTAATCAGATTGGCATTATTAGGAGATGGTTATGTAACTTCATTAAATGGGGCAATCAATATTAAGAATAATATTGATAAAAAGGGTATAGTATGTAATATAGATAATCAGATACGTTTTCATTCTGGTAATGAGTTATATTATCCAAATTCTCCTTGGAAATTATTAGTTCCATGTAATAAGGGTGATTGTCTAAAAACTAGTGAAATTTCTATAGCCGATCTAATGAATAGAATTAATTCTAAATGGATACTTGACAATGGTGTAAAGTCGTGACTTGACAGTAGACGATGATAGGGTAGAATGAATCTGTAGTTTGGGAGTGTAGACCAACGGCAGAGTCAAAGGACTTAAAATCCTTAAAGTGTGGGTTCGAATCCCACCGCTCCTATTATTGCCCGCATAGTATAATGGTATTACAGTTGATTTGTAATCATCGGAAGGGGGTTCGATTCCCTCTGTGGGCTTTGATCGGGAATGGTGTAACGGTAGCACAAATGACTTTGGATCATTTTGTCTAGGTTCAAATCCTAGTTCCCGAATTATTCCGAGATAGCACAACGGTAGTGCAAGCGGCTGTTAACCGCTAGGTTACAAGTTCGAATCTTGTTCTCGGAGCTTATTGTAATCTACTATTTCTTTGCAAAGTCGTATAAATTCTTTCGTAGTTAAATCATGTTTAGCTTGATTAGCTTCTTTACAAAGTAGTTGGCAGTTATCTATATTATTTGACCCCCCTTTAGATCTTGGAACTATATGATCTAATTGATAAGTTGATGGCTTCATTAAATTTATAGGTCTACCAGTTAAAGAGCAAATCGGATTATCTCCAACTTTATTTAAGAATTCTTGTACCGTAAAAGACATATTGTTATATACTCCTTTGTCTATTATAGAAAATGATTCTATTTTTAATCTTAATATCCTATTAAGTGTCTTATTTTCTGTAGACAATTTCAATAATGGTTTATCGTATTTATACTTAAAGTATTCTATTTTTCTAACCAATGGATGCTGCTTAGATCTATTCGATATTCTTCTATTTGCAGTTTTATCCTTTTGTCCCTGACCACAGTGATAAGCAATAGTTCCTTTAGAGCAGTTTAATTTTTCTTGTATTTGCCTGTATGAATAACCTAAATTTCTTAATTCTAATATTTGGTCTTTGAATTTCATAATTCGAACCTCCAGAATACTATACACAAAATTTGAACCATAGTGACAAAAAAAATCTCAAGCATCTGATTGACAAGTACCGATAACCGTTGTATACTACCATGTATGACACATTGGAGTAATGAAATGAATCAAAAAACCAAGAAAATTATTACTGATTTAATATGTTGGTCAGAAGAATATTTAGAAGGTCTTGTTCTTGAATTGGAACATGGAGATATGGACTGTGAAGACGAAGAGCGTTTATCAAGTCTAATAGAACAGGTTACTCAAAGTATTGAAGAGGCAAAAGATCATTTATCTACAAGCACAAAGAGGTAAAATAATGATTAATTGTTTTAGTAATGTTATTGGTCATAAAGAAGCACAAGACCTAGTTATTGATCTTAATCAGATGAAGTCTGATGAGTCTGAGGGTTTTTATATTAAGTATGACAAACATCAAGATTATTCCAAAGACGACAACTATTTGGTAGTTGGAAATGTTACGCAAGAGGATTGGGACGAACTCAATCTTGATATGGATTTTATGGAAGCTGATATTATTTAATTGGAGAAAAGAAATGACAGTACAAGATTTACGCAATGCTGGATATAAAGTAAGAGTTCTACATAGTCGTATATATGATGGAAAATTGTCTTATCAAAAATTACTATTTAAGTTATCTGATCCAGAACCAAAGGGTGGATATACAAAAGTAGTTATTGATTCTCCAAATGGTGAACATTTTGTTGGTGATGCTACGTGTAGTAGTAATGATAACTATAATAAGAAGCTTGGTTTAAGAATTGCTATTGGTAGGTCTGGAGTTTTAAAGTCTATTACCAGCATATGAACATGCTAAAAATGGTTTTATTTGAGATAACTTATTTTACAATTGTCTGTGTGTCTGGTCTGTTTTTAGGTTATCATAGCATTAGAATTGGAAAATATTATATCATTGAACAAGCTGGAATTATGTTGAATATGATATTTAATATAGAAAACGGCTATTATGAGCTTTAAATGATATGAATATACAAACTTTTTTATTTAATTGGCCCAATCAAATTCAAAATACGAAATATAAAATTGAACAACTAAAAAAAATAGATGTAAAACCAATCATCATAAATAGCGATGATACATATAATCACATAACTGAGTGGTATAACATTGGTAATGAATGTTATTTTGGTAAACAATTTGAAAAGGCTATAGAGTTATTTGATGGAGATGTTCTTTTCCAGATTTTAGCTGATGCTTCATATGAAGAATGGTCAAGGTTATACACAGATGCAGAAAAATACTTTCATGATGTCAATTGTGGAATATACGCACCAAATGCTAACTATACTGGATGGACTCCAGATAGATCAGATATAGAAGATTTATATACAAACGATAAGAAAGTCAAAATTGTTGTCAATACTGATTGTATCTGTTGGTTTATACATAGAGATATTATTGATCTATATAAAGAAAGAAATCTCAATCTAGGCAAGTATAAACTTGGCTGGCCTTGGGATAGTACTTTATGTGCAATATCCCATCTTAATAAAAGATATGTATTACGAGATTATGGTCATACAGTTATGCATCCAAGATCAACAAACTATAATCCAAAAGAAGCTGTAAATGAGCTGCTTGATTCATGGAAGTTACTACCAAAAGATATAAAGTATGCATTTGACCTTATGTTCAATGACAAATATCTATTAAAAAAATTATACCTTGGAATCAAATAAGCATGAAACAGGCTATCGTCACTGTGGCACTTAGAGATAAGTTTTTAGAAGTTTTAGATATGACTAAAGATAGTCTAAAAAAATATGCCAATAAATGTCATTCAGATTTTCATATAATTACAGACGCAAGAATAACAACTGGAGACACTTGGAATGATGCTACTTTTGAAAAATTTCAAGTAAAAACATATCTAGAAGAATATGATAGAGTTGCATTTATTGATTGTGACTGTTATATTTCTGATGGCTGTATTAACTTATTTGAATTTACACCAAGAAATCATTTTGGCGTTTGTGTTTATTATTACAATGACTTTGGAAATAACTATGAACATTACAAAAAATGTAAACCACAATGGGAATCCATAACCGGAATAGATTTTGTTGGAGGAAATTCTGGAATTTTTGTTTTAGATAAAGAGCATACACGTATCTTCAATCAGTCAATATCTATTGATGATCTAAGAAAAATCCATCTAGGAGAACAATCGTATATATTATCTATGCCAAAATATATGAATATTGATTATTTTAATTTTGCATCTAGTGCAAATAAAAAACATCATATTAATATTTGGGATAAATCACTCAATGGTACTATGCTTAATAATGGTATCATACATTTTATGGGTGGCATGAATAAGATTGATAGAATTAAGAATTATATACAAGCAACAAAAAACTAAACTATCTGCTTGACATGGACGATAACCATGTTATAATCACGGAAGTTCGACAAATAAATTTTCTCTGAGGACGCGATAATGAAACTTCATGCTGGTATTAACACGATTGAAAAGTCTGGTGATTTTGAGGAAAGCCAGTTCAGTATCGAGGCATCTGCCAAGGCTTTCTTTATTCTTTCTGATGGTCTTTATTCTAATAAGATCCTTGCAGTAGTTCGTGAGCTTTCTACTAATGCTTACGATTCTCATGTAGATGCTGGCAAGAAAGATGTTCAATTTGATGTTCATCTTCCAACTAGGCTTAATCCTATATTTTATATTCGTGACTACGGCACCAGCATGAGTCATGAACATTGCATGGAACTTTACACTACTTATTTTCGTAGCACACGTAATAATAGTAATGACGCTGTTGGTTGCTTGGGTCTTGGCAGTAAGGCACCATTTGCATATGGTGATAGTTTTACTGTTGAAGCATATCTTGATGGTACTCGCCGTCTTTATAATGCTTATAAGAATGAGGACGGTAATCCCATATTTTCTTTGATGGATACCAGCGAAACCAATGAAGCAAATGGCATCAAGGTTTCAATTAGTGTCAATGAGTATGACATAGATCGTTTTGTGCGTGAGGCACGTAAGGTTTATGAATTCTTTAATGTTAGGCCAAATTTTATTGGCGAAGAAATTTATTACGATGCTGAGAATAAGACTCTTAGTGGTGATAATTGGTACTTTGATGATAACGATGATAAGAACTATATCATCATGGGGCAAATTGCATATCCTATCGACCATAATCAAATTATAGTTGATGGAATTGATTCATCCAAGAAGAACAGTAGATTTGTTGAATATTCTAGTGGTCTTAGGATCATTGTTAATATTGGAGATGTTGATATCACTCCAAGTCGTGAGTCTCTTTCTTATAGCAAGCAGACTAAGATCAATATCAATAATATTATCTCTAAGATATTGGACGATATTGCAACACAGATTGAACATGAAATTAAAAGTCAGCCTACTCTGTTTAAGGCACGAAGTAAGTATGTGCAGATTTCTGATCAGTGCATGTCTATAAAGACTGCTATGGAATCTCTCATGAAGTCAATAGTTTGGAATGATCAAAAACTGTTTGACAATATTGTGTCTGAAAGTATTGACATTCCAAATATGACAGTTAAACTTTTTGAGAAGTCGTCATATCGTTCTAAGATTGATATGAAGATAGACACTAACCGTATACATTTTACAGATGCTGTTAAGTTTGTTGTCGATGATCTTCCACGCGGAGGAATTAGTCGTACAAAGCAATATATCAAAGAATTTAATAACAACGTAGCCTGTTATTTTTATAAGTTAGGACATGGAGAAACGATTGACAACTGTAGATTGTATGATATACTTGGTGGAGCGACAAAGGATGATGTTGTATTTACATCTAATCTTCCAAAGGTAGAGTATAATCGTAATTCTTCTGGTGGAAATAGCGGGCCAATGATTCAAGCCCGAGTTTTTAATGAAGAGTCTGGTTGCTTTGAAGAATGTGCAATGAGTGTAAAATATGAAAATGCATATTATTTTACAGAGTCAAAGGGCGAGGTTCATATTTCTTCTTCATCTTATGGTGTTGTACAGATTTATTATCTTGAAAAGATCTTGTCTTACATGCATGATCATCACAATGATGAAGTGGAAGGAAAGACATTTTATATTGTCAAGCCATCTGTTGCAAAGAATAGGAAGCTAGACGAGAGATCGAATTGGCATTTGGGATATGAATTTATTAGAAAGATTTTGACCGATATTATTGCTTATAATCATCAAGATATTCATGATATAATGAATCGTCAGAGTCTTTCCAGTAAGTTTTCAAACAGATGGGTAGAGATTATCAATATGACTAAAAATCCATCTGTTGTAAAAAACGTAATTTCTGAGTATAATGAATACGTGTCTCGATTAGACAACATTTGTGAGAAGGTTGAAGTTATAAGACAAATGGCTATTTCTTTTAGGATTATATTTCCCGGTAGAGATAGTAATTTTATGGATGATCGTTTTGCTCCACGATTTGATAAGGAAATGTCTAAGTATAAAATTTTGCAGGTAATTCGCAATGTGCCTTATTCTGATGAGGACAGGCAAATTATTGCCGACTATATTGATAGCACTGAACAAATTTCTGTTCTTAACAAGGAGTGAGTAATGAAGTATATTATAGCAAATGATGGTAATGTTAGTGCGATTGTTAGTAATCAGAGTTACTTTTTTGGTAAGTCTCATCCTAACTATGATAAGCTTGTAAATTGTCTGAAGAAGAATAATATTGAGATGTTTGAGGCTTACTATGATGTTGTTTCTCATATTAATAATTTCTGTGAAGGATATATTGCTTGTGACGGTAATAATCTAATGTGGGATGGTATTAAGATGCCAAATATGTTTGGTGATACTATCATTGATATGATTAAGCAGGGATTTCCGTTTGAGCCAATGCTTAATTTCCTTGATAATATGAGTCAGAATCCATCTGATCATGCCATTGTTGAATTGTTTGACTTTATGAAGAATAAGAATATGCCAATTACGTCTGATGGATGTTTTCTAGCATATAAGGCTGTTAAGAATGACTATAGAGACATGTATTCTGGAACGTTTGATAATAGTGTTGGTAGCGTTTGTTCTGTTCCTCGTAATAAGGTAGATAGCAATCGTGATAATGGTTGTGGTCATGGCCTACACGTTGGTGCGATTGATTATGCAAAGAGTTATGGTGGAATTAAGATTGATGATGAGGATGATGATAATGATGGTGGAAATCGCCTTATGATTTGTAAGGTTAATCCGCGTGACGTTGTGAGTGTTCCATCTGATTCTAAGTTTCAAAAACTTCGTTGCTGTCGATATGAAGTAGTTGCAGAATTTACTTCTGTATTTGATAAGGTTGTTCATCTTACGACAGAAGATATTCAGTATATGAATACCAAGAAGCGTAATCGTGAATGGGTTGAGGAAATTACTGCAAAGATTAATAAGGTAAATACTGTCATCCAAAAGAACAGGGATGTTGTTTATATTTGATAAAGATAAAATCAGTGGGGTCTAAATGACCCCATTGATTTGTCTTACCCATACTACGCGGATTGATTATGGAAACTCGGACGAATGAACAATGAAAATACAGACAGATATTAAATTAGATTTTGATGATGTTTTACTAGTTCCACAACGATCTAGGGCAGCATCAAGAAAAGAAGTAAGTATTGATAGAACATTCTCATTCTATCACTCTACAAGGCAGTGGACAGGCTTACCAATAATGTCTGCAAATATGGATTCCACTGGTACATTTGAAATGGCTGATAAATTATCAGAATATAAAGCCATAACATGTCTACATAAACATTATACTAAGCAAGATTATCAAAATCATTTTTGTAACGTCCATTCTCAATGGTTAAGTGTTGGTATTAAAAATGAAGATCTAGATAAGATAAGATATATCATAGATGATGTTGGATTTATACCAAATATTTGTATAGATGTTGCAAATGGATATACTGATGACTTTGTAAATTATTGTAGAAAAGTTAGGGATACTTTTGGCACTCAACCAATTATTATGGCTGGTAATGTATGTACACCAGAGATGGTGCAGGAACTTATTTTACATGGTGGAGTAGATATAGTTAAAGTTGGTATTGGCCCCGGCTCTGCTTGTACTACAAGATTAAAAACTGGAGTGGGTTTTCCACAGTTATCTGCAATATCTGAATGCTCACACGCTGCTCATGGTTTAAAAAGCGAAGACAGGCGTCTAGGATTGATTTGTGCAGACGGTGGATGTAGAACACCCTCAGACGTTGTAAAGGCTTTTGCGGCAAACGCAGACTTCGTGATGCTTGGTGGTATGCTTGCTGGAACTGATCAGTGCGAGGGAGAATGGGAATATGAATATCGCTGTGCTATCATAGATAATGATAGAAATGTTGTTAATGAGTGGTGGCAACAAAATGATCCGGGTTACAATCCACCAGAAAAAAGAAAAAAATCATTACTATTTTATGGAATGAGTTCACATAAGGCACAAGAAAAATATGGTGGAATAAAAAATTATCGTGCCAGCGAAGGAAGAGTAATTAAAATTCCATATAAGGGTTGTGCATCTGAGATTATGAATGATATAATGGGTGGTATAAGAAGTGCTTGTGCTTATATAGGAGCAACATCACTTAAAGATTTACCAAAGTGTGCAGAATTTATTATGGTCAATAGAACTCATTTTGATAAGAGTATATAATGGGACCAACTTGTGTAACAATATCTACAATACTATATTTATGTGTGGCTATTTCTTGTTTTGTGCAAAAGGATTATTCACATGGAGTAATGTGGTCTGGATATACATTTGCTAATCTAGGATTACTTTGGTATGAATTAAATAAAATTGGCTGGTGGACATTATGAACAATCTAAATGGTATGAGAACCTATCTTGTCGGTCCTATGGATAGAGTGGCTGATGGTGGCAAAGGTTGGAGAGATATGATTACTCCACCATTAAAATATCTAAATATAAATGTAATTAATCCATGTAATAAGCCTATTAAACTCATAAAAGAAGATGAGACTACAAGATCTGTTATAGACCACTATAAAAATACTGGACAATTTAATAAGATTAAACAAGAGTATGGACATATAAGAAATGCTGACTTAAGATGTGTTGACGTATCTGACTTTATTATAGCCAGAATAGATATGAGTGTTCATATGTGTGGTTCATATGAAGAAATTGTCACAGCTAATAGGCAAAAAAAACCAGTATTGGTTTGGTGCGAACAAGGCAAGCATAATGCCCCAAATTGGTTATTTTTTATGTTGCCACATGAACATATATTCAGTAGAATGTACGAAATTCTAGATTATTTACATGAAGTTAATGATTCAATAAATATTGATCTACTAGATAGATGGATATTCTTCACTAAAGAGTGACACATTAATAAATTGTGTATATTTATA